AAAATAAAACCAAGCGTGCATTCAAAGCTATTGGGCGCTCGCTTAAAAAAGTAACGCGCGCAATCTTCTCAATGAAAACCGGCTTAATCTCTGTGGCCGGCATTGCTGGTCTTGGTTACTTGGTCAAACGTTCGATGGATGCAACGGACGAGATGACAAAAATGTCACGCGCCGTAGGTGTTAGCGTTGAACAATTGCAATCACTCAGGCACGCCGCATCTTTGGGCGGCCTAGAAGCTACCCAGCTTGATAAAGCGGTGCAAAAACTAGCCATTAATATAGCTGATATGTCACGCGGCGTTGGCCTTGCTAAAGATGTATTTGAAAAGCACAACATAAGCGTTAAAAATGCTGACGGTTCATTGCGAACCGTTATGGAAGTTATGGCGGATGTTGCTGATGTTACCGCAGGCATGACCAATGCAACTGAAAAAGCAGATCTGGCATATAAGCTGTTTGGCGCGCGTGGTGCAAAAATGATTAATATGCTCAATGGCGGCAGTGATGCAATGCACGAGGCTATGCTTGAGGCGGAAAAATTAGGTTTAGTGATGAGTGAGGAAACCGTCAATGGGGTGGAGGATGCAAATGATGCTATTACCCGATTATCAAGTTTTTTAAAATCTACGTTTCATCAGGTGGTTGCTAAATTAGCTCCCGCAATTCAACTTATTACTGACAATATTCGTGAATGGATTGAAATGAAAGTCGATGAACATGGCGGCATCGGTGAGATTGCCCAGTTGTTTGCCCTTAATCTCATTGAGGCCGGAAAGTCAATACTGAAAACCTTTAAGGTAGTTTATGACGGCATAGCTAAATTTATATTTGACATTAAAGCGCTGGTTAAAAGAGAGAGAACTTTAGCCGCTGTAAATAGAGAAATAGAAACTTTTTTAGATTTAAAAAACAAAATAGAAACTAAAGGTAAATGGGATTTCGGTGAGGGTTTGTATGATTTAATCCATCTTTTCCAAGAGGGAACTCCACTGGAAACTGTTAACAGTATTTTAGCCGCTTTAGATAAGGAAAAAGAAGCACTAAAAGATTTTAAAGAAGAGATACCGACACTTGAGATAGAAGCTTGGCTGATAGCTATGAAATCAATAGAGGCAGAGATACGAGGTGTCTATGTAACCAATGGTCTTTTAAATGATAGCTTAAAAGAAACAGCCAATGTACTAGCAGATCAACCGACAATTTGGGATAAGATGAAGGACGGTTTTGCCGCCTATAAAGAGAGCGTTGAAAAAGGAACAAAAAGCATTGCCGATGTGACTATGGATGTTTTTAAAAGTGTAGAGGACACCATTGTCAATATGGTGATGGGTATTAAGACCGATTTTAAAGCGCTAGTAAAATCCATTTTAGCTGATCTGGTGCGAATACAGGTACGCAAAAACATCGTTATTCCGTTAGCTGGTATGTTAGGTTTTGCCGGTGGCGGCAGGCCGCCAGTTGGCAGGCCATCTATTGTAGGCGAGCGTGGTGCGGAACTCTTTGTACCCGATAGCGCTGGCACGATAATCCCTAACAACCAGCTTGGAGGGGGAACAATAAACGTCACCTACTCGCCCAACATTAATGCACTTGATCCAAAAACTGCGGCCAGCGTCATTGCTGAAAACGCGCCACAAATCGTAGGCGTTGTGCGCCAAGCATTTAACCGTAACGGACAGGCGGTGGCCTTATGAGTGGTTCTTTTCCAACCAGCCCTGAAGCCTCAAACATTCAAATCACCTCAGTGACGCCAACACTGGTGTCGCTCACCCACTCACTAAAACGCCAAGTGCGTAAGAGGGGTGGCCAGCGCTGGGCTATGGAAATCAAATATCCGCCTCTTGATAGAGCGACATTTGCACCTGTTTGGGCATTTGCAGCCAAGCAACAGGGGCGTTATGAAACCTTTATTTTTACTCCACCGGTTTACTCTGATAGTTCTGGATCTGCGACCGGCGCATTGCTGGTAAATAATGGCAGTGGCTATTCAGCAGGTGCTAGTTCCATTGCCTGTGATGGCTTGACAGGAACTTTGAAAGCAGGCGATTTTATTAAGTTTGCCAGCCACGATAAAGTCTATACAGTAACAGCCGATGCCACGACAACAATGACAATCGAGCCACCGTTGGTTGACGCTGTGGCTAATAATGAGGTTGTCACTTATAACTCTGTGCCGTTTACTATGGCCTTTGAGTCAGATGCACAGCAAATGGCGGTAGCCAGCAACGGTTTTGTATCTTACCAATTATCGTTGATGGAGGTTGTCTGATGGATAGAGGTTCATCAAGCGCGTTTCAGACAGAGGTTGTTAAGGCGTCTAACAGGCCTATTCATCTTGTTGATATTGTGCTAGATAGTGCTACGAGCTATATCACTGACCATTATAAAACAGTTACCTATGACAGTAATGATTACACTGGCATTGGCCATTTTCTAGGGTTTTCAGACATCGAGGAAAACTCTGAGGTAATTGTATCGTCAATCACATTGCAATTATCCGGCGTTGACCAGACTTGGATTAGCACACTCTTGAGTGAAACATATATCGACCGCGTGGTTAAAATCTACACCGCTTTTATTGACGATAGTGCGGCTCTGATTGCATCACCGGTGCTGATTTTCGAGGGGCGTATGGACAGCCCAACAATAGCCGAGAACCCTGATAGCGGCGAGTGTACGGTTTCAATTGGAGTGACTAACGCTTGGGTTGATTTTATGCGTGGCACTGGCCGTCATACTAACCACGAAGAACAGCAAATATTTTTTTCTGGTGACAAGGGTTTTGAGTATGCCAGTGAAATAGTCAAAGACATAACGTGGGGAAGTAAATAATGGGCGCTTTAATCTCACTTCTTGCAGCCAAAATTATAACCGTTGCGGCTGGCGGTGCAGTGTCCAGTTTCGTGGCCAATGTTATCGGTGTGGTGATCGGCTCTTATGTATCTGGCCAAGAGGCTAAAAAAGAGCAAGAACGCGCAACTGAAGAGGCCAGCAAAGCACAAGGAATACTGTTAAATAAAGCCGCCAACGATGCGCCGATACCGGTTATCTATGGCCAGCGAAAAGTAGGCGGCACACGCGTATTTATGGAGGCCACCGGCAGTGATAACGAATACCTGCACATCGTATTAGCGGTATCAGAGGGTGAAGTTAATTCGTTCGAGAATGTATATCTCAACGATGTGCTGTCAACAGACTCAAGGTTCAGCGGCCTGTTAAATGTATATACTCATACCGGCTCTGATACTCAAAGTGCGGATTCAAATTTAGTGTCTGCTGTTACCAACTGGACTAGCGATCACCGTCTAAAGGGTACAGCTTATATCTATACCAAACTAAAATATGACCAAGACGCATATCCGAACGGCCTACCTACTATCACGACTGACTTGAAAGGGGTTAAGGTTTTCGACCCAAGAGATTCTTCAACGGCGTGGAGCGACAACCCAATTCTATGTATTAGAGATTATTTGACCAACACACGTTATGGCAGGGGTATTGCCACCTCATTAATTGATGATACTTCATTTAATGCCGCCGCCAATTACTGTGAGGAAAATGTAACTATCGGGGGTGCTAGTAAAGCGCGATATACCTGTAATGGAGTGGTTGATACATCGGCCGGTTCAATGGATGTTCTGAAGAAACTATTAACCAGTTGCAGGGGCTTTTTAATCTTCTCAGGCGGTAAGTATAAGTTAATCATAGATAAGGCGGAAACGGCAAATTTCACATTCTCAGCAGACAATATTATCGGAGCTTGGTCTATAAGTTTGGGTAATAAAAACAACCAGTTTAATCGAATTAAAGCCAACTTTTTTAACACTAACCGCTCATGGCAAAATGACATCGCGGTAGTTGATTCTTCAACTCTGAGAACACAGGACAACGGATTACTTTTAGAAAAGACCATTGAGTTGCCGTTCACCTCTGATATTGACCGCGCCAAGATGATTACCACTATCAATATAAATCAATCGCGCCAGCAGATCGTAGTCGAATTTAACGCTACCATTGAGGCGCTAAGAAACGAGGTCGGTGATGTGGTCTATATCAAACACGCCACTACAGGCTGGGAATATTTGAACGCCAGCGCAGGCAAGAAGTTTCGTATCATGCGGCTTAATTTGCAAAACAATGATGAGGTTAGAGTGATGGCGCTGGAGTATGATGAGAGCGCGTTTGATTTTGGCACTATCAATGTGAGCGATACAGCGCCAAACACCAACTTGCCGGACACATCGGTAGCCTCTGCGCCACAATCACTAACCGTTAGCGAGGAACTCTACGTCACCAATACTTCACAAGGCGCACAGGTGCGTGCCAATTTAAGCTGGACTGCGCCAGCTGATGCCTTTATAAGAGCTTATGAGGTTGAGTACCAGAAAGACTCAGAAGGTTATATATTCCTCACCAAAACTAGCCGCACCAGTGCGCCGGTGAATAACCTTAGTGCTGGTACATTTAGCTTTAGGGTAAGAGCGGTGAATACGCGAGGCGTTCGTTCAGCTTATACGACTGTCACACAGGTTTTAGCAGGTCTGACCACGCCACCTGCACAAATAACTAATTTCTCGGTATTGGCGATTGATGGCTCTGCACACCTACAATGGGATAGGTCAACGGATCAAGATGTATTACATGGCGGTTACTTACGAATCAGGCATTCAACTGTAACAAGTGGGGCGTCTTGGGATGGTGGAGCAGATATTGGTATGGCATTAGCAGGTACATCAACCAGTGCAGTATTACCTCTTTTGGCTGGCACTTACATGATTAAAGCTGTTGATTCAGCAGGTAATTTTGCCGATAATGTTTCTTCTGCTGTAACGACAGTGCCAAATATCCTAGCTTTTAATGTGGTGTCAACGGTGACAGAATCACCCTCATTTTCTGGTGCTAAAGATGATGTCATAGTGGTTGGTAATGTGTTGCGCTTAGACTCAAACGAAAGTGATGGTATTTATAGTTTCTCTGCGACCTCAGATTTAGGTGCAACGTACACATCAAGGGTATCGGCTAATATGGTTGCCTCAGGCTATGAGGTTTCTGATTTAGTAGATAGTAGGCTTTCGCTAGTTGATTCATGGGCGAACTGGGATGGTGAGCCGTCAGAAAAGGTAGCTGCTGCCTTGCAAATCAGAACCACTACAGATAACCCGTCTGGCACTCCTACTTGGTCAACATGGCAACCTTTTGTATTGGGTGATTTTCATGCTAGAGCATTTCAGTTTAGAGTGGTTTTGACTTCTGCTGATTTTGCTCGCAATATAGATGTATCAACATTGGTTGTCACCATTGATATGCCCGATAGAAATGAGCGTGCTCAAAGCATTACTGTAACAACTGCTGGCGTGACTATTACTTATACAAACGCTTTTAAAGATACGCCAACAGTGGGAATTACAGGAAATGATATGGCAACAGGAGATTATTGGACAATAACAAACCAGACAGCAAGTGGGTTTACTATTAGATTTTACAATTCAGCCAGCACCGCAATACAAAGAAATATGAATTGG